AGATCGTTAAAATCGAAGCAAGGATTAGAAAACACCAAAAAGAACTTGACGCGATGGGGTCGATTATTGAAAACCAGCGCGGCACTCCGATTGAAAATCCTTTATTTAGAATTATTGACACGCTCACCCGTCAGCAAATGGCGGTCATTCGGTCAATGAGTTTGAACCAAACCAAGTCAGACCCCAGAGTATTGAACGCCACTGGCGCTAAAGCGGCGGCAGTAAAGGCGGTCATTGATGACTTGGACGATGAATTAATACCCAAACTAAAGGCAGTTAAGTGACGCGAGGCGAAAAGGTTATACGATTTATTGAGAAATATTGCGTTGTGCCTGAAGGGTCGCACGTTGGAAAACCCATCGTGCTTGATGATTTTCAAAAAAAGTTTTTGTTGGATATATACAATAATCCATTAAGCACCCGTAGAGCGATATTATCTATCGCACGCAAGAACGGCAAAACAGGATTAATTGCGGGAATTGTATTGGCGCATTTGGTTGGGCCGGAAGCGCAATTAAATAGCCAGATTATATCGGGCGCTAGATCGCGGGATCAGGCAGCACAGGTTTTTAATTATGCTTCTAAAATGGTGATGCTGTCGCCTAAGCTTTCAGAAATTGTCAGAATAGTTCCCTCGGGCAAAAAGTTAATTGGCTTGCCTCTCAACGTGGAATATAAAGCGCTTTCGGCTGAGGCTAAAACGGCGCACGGCTTGTCCCCAGTGGTGGCCATTTTGGATGAGGTGGGGCAGGTTAGAGGAGCGCAGGACGATTTTATTGACGCAATTACCACCGCCCAAGGCGCTCACGATAACCCATTGTTGCTGGCCATTAGCACCCAAGCTGCTGATGACGCTGATCTTTTTAGCCAATGGATTGATGATGCGATAGCATCCAAAGACCCCAAGATTGTTTGCCACCTATATGTGGCTGACAAAGAGGCGACCTTGCTAGACGAGCAAGGGTGGCGGGCGGCAAACCCGGCGCTTGGCACGTTCAGGTCTTACGATGACTTGGCGGAACAAGCCAAGCAGGCGGTGCGTATGCCATCAAGCGAAAACACTTTTCGCAATTTGTGTCTTAACCAGCGTGTCTCGACTGTCTCGCCTTTCATCTCTCGTGATGTGTGGCAGTCGTGCGGCGGTCAGGTTTTGGACTTTGTTGGAACTGAAGTATATGCAGGTCTTGATCTATCGGCGCGAACTGACCTTACCGCACTGGTGTTAATCGGCAGAATAAATGGTGTGTGGCATGTTAAGCCTTACTTTTGGACTCCAGAATCTGGGCTAATTGACCGCGCCAAGCGCGACAGACAACCGTATCACACATGGGTTAAGCAAGGATTTATGCAAACAACGCCGGGCGCAACAGTTGATTACGAATATGTCTCGCAAGATATTGCCGCCATTTTGGGTGATTTGAACGTAAAATGTATTGCATACGACCGTTGGCGTATTGATTTAATGCGTCGAGAATTTGACAGGATAGGCATAGAATTGCCATTAAAAGAGTTTGGTCAAGGGTTTAAAGATATGTCTGGGGCAGTTGACGCGCTAGAGGCAGAGTTGTTAAATGGCAGGGTGGCGCATGGAAACCATCCGGTTTTGACCATGTGTGCGGCAAATGCTGTCGTAGCAAAAGACCCGTCTGGCAACAGGAAATTAAACAAGGCTAAATCGACGGGACGAATAGACGGGATTGTGGCAATGGCTATGGCATTTGGATTGTCTGCGACACACTTAGAAGAAAGCGATTATTACGATGACCCGTCGTTTTTACAAAATCCAATAGGAACATAGCATGGCAACTTTTTGGTCAACGATGTGGTCAAAGCTAATCGGTGGCACAACCACAGAACGCAACCGTGGCATCCAATATCCACAGCCAGCATATGCCGAACCCGCCGCCGTTTCAGTTACTGAAGACACCGCTATGCAAGTTTCGGCCGTCTGGGCGTGTGTCAGGTTGTTATCAGAAACCGTCGCCAGCTTACCGTTTAATGTTTATCAAAAGCGACCCGGCGGTCGTATGCTGGCAGATGATTTTTATTTCCACCAGTTTCTTAATCGCAAGCCTAATCGCTATCAAACTCGGCAAGAGTTTTTTGAAACAATGATGCTTAACTTGACTTTGCATGGCAATGCTTATGCAAAGATTCAGCGCATTAACGGCCGGGTTGTGTCGCTGTTGCCAATGATGAGCGCACAGGTTGAAGTGCGTTTGTTAGATGATGGCTCGGTGGTTTACGAGTACACCAGAGATAATTCAACTGAGTTTTTATCAGACCAGTCCGTTTGGCATATTAAGCTTTACGGCAACGGCATTATCGGCAAGTCGCCACTAGCCTTTGGCCGCAATATGGTTGGCATCGCGCAGGCGGCTGACCAGACAGTGACGCGAATTTACAACAACGGCGGCAAACGCTCTGGCGTTTTAACGCTTGATAAATTGCTCAAACCCGAGCAGCGCGAGCAGATTAGAGAGAACTTTAGCGGCTTGACCACTAGCACCGACGACAGATTGTTGGTGCTAGAGATGGGTATGAAGTTTGACCCGATCAGCATGTCGCCCCAAGATATTGAACTTTTGGCATCGCGCAAGTTTCAGCTTGAGGAAATTTGCCGCTGGTTTGGCGTTCCTAGCGTTTTGGTTAATGACACCAGTGGCTCGACCACATGGGGTAGCGGGATTGAGCAGTTGGTGCAGGGTTTTTATAAACTTAATTTGCGACCTTATTTAGAAAGAATCGAGGCCAGCATTGAAGCCAATTTGTTTACCGAATCAGAGCAAAGAGAATATGAAGCTGAATTTGATTTTGAAGGATTGTTAAGATCTGATTTAAAATCAAGATTGGAAGGATATAGAACGGCTATTGCTGGCAGCATTTTGACACCAAATGAAGTTCGCAGAATTGAGGGTTGGTCTGAAATGCAAGGCGGCAACAGTTTGCTTTCTCAAATTAATATGGATTCACTAGAGCATTTGGTTTTAAAACCAGAGCCTGCCGATGCAATAGGCAGCGATACGCAAGATGAGTCTGGGACAGAGATACAACAAGCATCACTTAATGGTGCTCAAGTTTCTTCTTTGCTTGAGGTTATAAATCAAATTGTAGATGGTAGAATACCCACACAAACTGGTCGAGCAATTATAGGAAGCGCTTTCCCTGTTATTAGTACAGAAAACGTGAATCAAATAATTAACCCATTAACTAGCTTTGATTCTTCAAATCAGGTGAGTGAGGCGGGACAAAATGAAACATAAATTACTTAATCTTGACGCTACTAGCGTTAAGTTTTACGAAGGCAAGCAAGGCTTGTTTTCTGGTTATGCCTCGGTTTTTGGTGGCGTAGATTCTTATGGTGACACCATTTTTCCCGGCGCTTATAAAAAAACCGTTGATGATCGTGAGCGACCAATTCAAATGCGGTGGAATCACTACGGCGATATCATCGGCAAATGGACGCGCATCGAGGAAGACGAGAAAGGATTGTATGTTGAAGGCGAGCTTACGCCGGGGCACTCTAAGGCGATGGATGTATATGCCAGCCTAACGCATGGTGCAATTAGCGGTCTTTCAATTGGATACCGCCCAAAATCGTTTAAAGAAAATGAGAAGGGCGGTTTGGATTTATACGAAATTGACTTAATAGAAATTTCGGTAGTAGAATCACCGGCAGATAATAGCGCTCATATTAGCCGTATCAAAAATGATTTAGATGATATTATGAGCCTGAAAGAATTGGAAGCAACATTGCGTGACGTAATGGGTGTTTCTAAAAGCGAAGCCAAAGCGATTATCGCTAAGGCTCGCAACCTCGGTACAGAAGATTTGGAAATTCCGCAGTGCGACGCTGTGGTTGAGGATAAATCGGAAGACGAGTTAGCGCTTGCAATTAGATTGCGGGCAAGAAACTATTCAACCGTTTAAGGATTTATCATGGAAAAGGTATTAGAAGCATTTGACGCTGGCATCAAGTCTGTTCAGGACAAGCTAAGCGCCCAGCTCGATTCAGCAATGGAAAAGTACGAGGGCCAGCTTTCTGTTTATGGCAAAGCTCAGGACGAAGTTAAAGCCGAAGTTAAAGCACTGGCTGATGACTTTCAGCGTAGCATTACCGAAGTTGCTCAGAAAATGGACAACTACGGCACGCCATCTGTTGCCATGTCTGCTGGTGAAGAATTTGTAAAGTCTGAAGCCTTCAAGGCTTTGGTGACTGGCCAAGTTCAGCGCGCACGCATTGATGTGAAAACCACTGTGTCTGACGACACGACCGTTTTCCCAACCCAGCGTCCGGGCGTTATTCGTGGAGATTTTAAGCCTCTGACCATTCGTGAACTGTTTAATGCAATCCCTGTGACCAGCAACATGGTTAACAGCTTGCGTGAAGAATCGTTTGTGAACAGCGCTGCTGAAGTTAGCCAAGGCGCTGCCAAGCCTCAGTCAGAAGCAGATTTTGAGCAGTACAACGTGCCAATCACCACCGTCGCTCATTGGATCAAAGTTTCTAACCAGTTGTTGGCTGATGCGCCTGCAATCGTTAGCTACATTGATACCCGTGCTCGTGACGGTTTGGCTCAGCGCGTTGATGCTCAGTTGCTTAATGGCAACGGCAGCTCGCCTAACCTGTCAGGCTTGACCGACACCGGTAACTTCACGGCTTACACCGCCACAAGCGATGATTTGCTCGTTGACGCTATCAACCGTGCCAAGTATGATCTGTGGGCATTGGGCAATATGCCTGACACAGTGATTGTCAACCCCGCCGACTGGGGCGCAATGGAGCGCACCCGTGAAGGTGCTGGTACTGGGATGTACCTATATGGCACGCCCGGCACGATGGCTGGCGTTAACCCATTTGGCTTGCGCGTTGTTCTTAGCAACAACATGGCCTCGGGCAAGTTCTTGGTTGGCGCAATTGCTAACAGCACGGCTTTGTATGTTCGCCAAGGCGCAACCGTTGAGATGGGCTACATCAATGACGACTTCACCAAGAACTTGGTGACGATCCGTGTTGAGGAGCGTCTCGGTCTGGGTGTTGAGCGTCCTTCAGCTATCCTCTACGGCGACTTCACAGCCTAAGTGGAACTAGCGTAAAATTGGGGGGGTTGGGTCAAAAGCCTAATCCCCCCATTTTTTTGAGGTAAAAAATGAAAGTATCAGTCACAGCCAAAGCAATCTATGACGACAAATTTGGGCGCGTAAACCGTGGCCAAGTTATTGACTTGCCAGAGCACAAAGCTCGGTTTTATCTTGAGCGTGGCGAGGTTGAGTATTATCAGACCAAGGTATTGCGCGACCGCCCTTATCAGGCCGCTGGCACACCGTCGTCTGCCTCGCCAGCGGTGCAAGTCTCTGTCGCGCAGACATCGAGCGAGTCAGAGTCTGGCGAGAAAAAGCGGGGCAGGAAGCCAAAGCTGTCATTGTGACCAATACGACCTATCAAGCCGCACTTTGGGCTGATGGGTTGTTTGCGATGGACAGGGACTGGTGGAAGACCTACGTCGAGGATATAAATTTAACTTTTCCGGGTGAGCGCTTCAGCAACAACAAACACCCAGCTCTGTATAACGTGACGCACATAAGGTCTGATTGTTACGCAAATAGCGGGGCCGGAGCCATTGTGACGGCCATTGAGGGCGGAGCGCAAAGGGTTATTTTGTTGGGTTACGATTGCCAGCATACTGACGGCAAAGCCCACTGGCATGGCGACCACCCGTCGCATTTAGGTAACGCTAGGCAAGTTGACAAATGGCACGAGAAGTTCAACAAATTGGCGCTTAAATATGCAAAAATTGATATTGTGAACGCTAGTAGAGAAACAGCTTTAACTTGTTTTCGGCGCGCAACATTGGAAAGTCTATTGTGAATATCCGTTTTCCGTTTTGGCAGGAAGTCCGCAAGTTGCTTGTGGATATGCGCGACGGCACCTATGCCGAGCGTGTCGAGGCGTTTCCGCCAGCCAAATTGCAAACGGAAGGCGGCGACAGCGAGTTTGACAGGTTAAAGGTCTCAGTTGGCCGCAGTTGTTTTTTTGCTGGCCGTCAGCGATATACCTTTTACCAGTTCAACATCCCAAACGGAAACTCTCAAGTTATCAAGGTGGTTGCGCCTGTCAACACCATTGTTTTGTCGTTTGGGGCTAATTTAAACATTGCCGAACTACG